TTTGTTCTATTCGAATGTTTTCAATCATAGCATTCATAAAGAAGTAATTCACTGGTATGACAATGAACCGAATTATTTTACAACATTCTGTGCACAATGTGTGATTCCACCATTTACATTTCCATGTGAATGCATGACAAACGACGTTCTTGATGTTCGTAGAAGAATTTGTCAACGTTGTGATGAAAGCTGGATAAATCCGTGGTTGATTGCACATAGAGTGAAAATTTACGCTCCTGATTACGTGATTTCGAGACCAGCATCGTATGAAAAAGAAAATACGACTTGGGAAATCATGAATAAGAGTAATGGTAAATTCGCATTTAGAGATGTGCAATTATTCGCAGTCTTAAACAAGTTCCCGTACTTATTTGAACAGTGGACAAGTGTATTTAGAGGGTACATGAAGGTGAAAGAGGATATTCCTCAAATACTTTCAATGAGTGAAGGTCTGGAAATAAAAGAAGAGGACCTGAACAAAATTCCTGATTACATTCGAAATCATTAACAACTAGCCAGTCTTTCGACTGGCTTTTTTAGTGTATAGCCATCATAAATAATGTATGATTAGTGGTGATTATACACAACCTGGCTACAATCCATCTGCGCACGGATGGATGAAAGCCACTCTTGGCGACAATTCTATTGGTATTGGTGGCTATCCGCAGGGTTATTACTTCGCAGATAGCATGCGCGCGTTAAGCGTCGCGTTTGGACAAAAGTTCGCTGACGTTTACGTAATTAGAGAAGACGAAAAAGGCTACCCTCGTAAAGTTATTCAAGTTCCGATTAAGTTTGGTGCTCGTGCTAAATCTCACGATTTTAGAACTGAACTTGAATCTGCACAAATTGACGAAAATGGCGTAGTCGATCCAAAGTATTACATTCAAAACCCATGCATGACATGGAAGTTCACGAATGGTCAGTATGACGGACAACGTCAAACTAGCTCAAATACAATTCGTACATTCTATGACAGATATTTGATGTCGAAAGGTGTTGAACTTGAACACTGTGATTTGTTATGGCAAGACATCATGGTCATTCCTGTCACTATGGGCATTCAGCTAATCTGCCATGCTGATAAAGATGCCGACTTGCAACGAATGTTTGAACAAGTCATGAGAAAAACAAAGGATTCTGTGTTCTTCTTGCACGTTAAAGAATTCTGGTTTATGAACATTCGTAGAGACATCAAAGTTAAATTGAATGGTTTCACATTCGACTATGGTCAAGATGACATGGGAGAAGATGCAAAACGTGAAGTAAAAGTCACATTTGACTTCCAATGTGAAGCATTTATTTACAGAGAAATTGAAAAATCTGACATTATTACTCAGATCATTGCTACTCTCAATCCTCATATTAACGAAACTACTTGTGCAACTGTTGGTATTTCGGGCAATATGTTCATGAATGAAAAGTATACAAATTCTGCAGAATATGCAGAAGCAGCAAAGAATCACATGTTTGATGGTAGTTTAATTAGTGGTTATCAGTTCTTGGATGACGATCATATCGTTGGTCCTGAATACAAGTGTGTATCTTCGTACTTTGTTCCATACGACGATATTGAAAGATACGTCGAAAAGTATTCTGATAGATATGATGATATTTGTGCATCAGCAGAAATCTTCTGTTATGAGCCAATTCCTGATACTCTCAGAGAATACAACTTTGACGATACAAGAACTACTTCGAAGATATTCGTATATGGTACAAGCAAAGACGGTACAATCGAAATTATCAATGGACAACGCGTTGTTGTACCAACATCTGCTCAGACATGTATCACAGCTGATAGAGTTATTGAACAGCCTTGGAAGAGACTAGCCAAGAACCACTATACATACGGACATAAATACCTAGAAGATTCTAAACAAAATATTATCAATGCTGTTTATGGTGTTTCTCATGACAGCATGGTTCCATCGGCAATTGAAGAATGACACTAAGTACGATTATATGTGGTTATATTTACGCTGGATTTCTAGTCATTAAAGCAGCACTAGAAGCTGGCTTATTATATGCGAAGGCCATTATTACAACGTTGAATTCGTTTGTAATGGCCATCGAGAATATGATTAAAAATACGTGTTTAGTCATCTTCGATGCGGCGTTAGCTGGGTATCAAATATTGTGTAAATATTTGACTGACTGGATTTTGAAGAAAACACACGCACAAGAATATTTGGACAGATTCTGTAAGTCGATCTTTAAATGTTCGTACATTTTAAAAGAATTATTAAATCCAAATTCAGCAATCACTAAAACACTTGTTAAAAACTTCGAATACGATGCTGAACCACAAGCTGAATTGTATCGAGCTGTTGCAAGTTTTGACACATTTAGAAAGCAAATTTGTAGCGCAGGCTTCACGTTTATGTGGGGTTTAAATTATCTTCGTGATTATGGTGAACAAATTCTTGCACAAATCAATGAATGGGTTGACATTATTTCACGTAATAGAAAGCGCATTAAAAAGCGTCTAGAAAGTTATTTTTACGCTATTGAAGATTATGGCATATTTGATTTGCTAGATAAATTGCACGCATTCTTTAACTGTGTTCTTGACGCTGCAATCGATTCTTGTTCTTCTATTGCTACTTCTCAGAATTTCTATAAGAAATGTACTGGTGCTCTTCACATCACTGAAATTGGTGGTGGCCAATATAAATTGACTGATTCTTGGTTAAAGCAAAAACTCGGCTCGTGTGATAATGCTACAAGACAATTGAATGGTCTTTCTGCACAATTGACAAAGGCATTAATCGACGCTGGTATCACATCTAAGAACTTGGCAAATGCACAAGCAGCATTTAATCTTGCCAATTTCGTAAGAGATACAAAACGTGCACTTGATAGAGATGATTGGGAATCAATTCCTGGCGTTAAATTAGCGAAAAAAGCCTATGAAAGTTCAAAGCATTTCGGTACTGCTGTAGGTAATTGTATGTCGAAGATAGCATCTTCAATTGGCAATGCAATACAAAATATCGATTTATCTTGGGATAATATTCTTGAGCATTTAATTTTTACTGGTGATGGTAAAGTTGCATATAAGGATGATTCTGGTGAACTTGTCGATTTGACAGTTGAATTAGGCATCAGTGTAATGGACAAAACGATTACTGTTCCTGTCGATAGAGTTAATGCTGAAGCTGCTAAAAATGAACTTAATAGTTTCTATATGACTGAAAAGGGTGAACTTGTATCTGTTAGCTACATAGTTTATCAGTTTGGTTACGTAGACGATCCCGAAACAGACTTGATCGACGAAATTACAACAAAAGCAAACATCGTTAACGATCTATCAGATATTACACAGACAGTTAGCAAATATTAAGAGGTTTAAATGTTACCGATTTCTGCAAATTCAAATTTTGGTACTGTGACACAACAGAAAACTGTGTATAATACTTACGCAGATCTAAATGGTCGTGCATGTAATGAAGACTTGTATGGTAATTCTGCTATCAATCAGGCCATTGAAAATGTTATTTGCACTATGCCAGGTGAATGTTTGTTCAACGTAGCATTATGCAGTCCGTTATACGAAATTCTTTTTAATAACTACACTGCTGGTCTAGAAGAACAAATTTTCTCAAAAATTGAATTATTTATCAATATTACTATCGATCGTAACTCTGCGCAGTTCGATTTTGATCCTGCAAGTCACGTTTTATATGTCTCGTTCCCATGGGCGTCAAATGATGGCAAATTAGCCGGTATTTTTAAACGCCATATAGGCAGATAAGTAAAAAATTGATAAAAAATCACTATAAATAATAAATAAAACTGATTTATTTGGAGGAAAATAATGGATAAAGTCCTAGCTATCTTAAAAGAAAAAGCAAACCTTTCCGACGAAGATCTTAACACAATCAAAGAAACATTCGAAACTGCTGTTAAGGCAAGAGTAGATGAAGAAACTAAAGTTGTCAATAGCAAGGCCGACGAATATTGCAGACAGAAGATTGATTCTGCTGTAGCTTTGAAGACTCAGCAACTTGAAACTTTGGCTGAACAATTTTGTGAAAAGAAAGCAGCAACTATTGCACGTAAGGCTGATAAGAAAATCGCCGAACAGACCAAGAAGTTGGAAACGCTAACTCAGCAATACATTAATGAGTTCTTCGAAGAAAAGTTCAAAGAAAGATATGGTGAAGAACTTCAGGCCATCGAAGACAGAGTCGTCGAAGGTGTTGACGTTTACTTCAACTATGCTGTCAATGAAAAGATCAATCCTGAACTCATCACAAAGACTGCAATTAACGAAACATTTGCACCTATTGTTCAGGGAATTCGTAGCTTGTTCGAAGAACAGTATGTTCCTTTGAATGTTTCTGGTACTAAGAAACTCAAAGAAGCAACTCGTAAGATTGCAGAACTTGAAGCAAAGCTCAAAGAACAGTACAATGAAAACATTCGTATTTCTGAAGCTGCTGAACAGTCTGCAAAGAAAGCATTGATTGCTGAAAAGACCGAAGGTTTTACTGCAGAACAGAAGGAAAAAGTGAATGAATTCTTCCAAGGAAAGTCATTCTCTACTGTTAAAGAAGATATTGACAACTATTGCTCAATCATCACTGAAACAGCACTTCCTATTGTCAAAGCTGCAACATTGAATGAAGCTCGTCAGCAAGCTCTCCGTAAGACACCATCTATCGAAGATGCAACTCCTGACTTTGTTTCGGAAAAGTTCAAGCCCGTTAACGAAGACGTTGATTCGTTCCTTACAAAGGCTAACGAATACCTTCTATCGTAACAAAAAGTAAAAAATTCAACTTATTAACATATAAATAACTATATAAATTACAAATCTTTTTTGGAGGATTCTAATGAAAATTACGGAAAAATGGACTAAGGTCCCTGCTCAACTTTCAGTAGCATCTATCACAGATAAGCAAATCCGTGAAAATACTGCTAAGTTGATGGAAAACCAGCGTAGAAACGCACTTAACGAAGACTTCGGTATGAACGTTGGTGCACCACTTGGCGCTAACCAAGGTATTCCTTATGGTGGTGACGGTAAGGCCGTATTTGCACCTATTGCAATGGCTCTCGTTCGCCGTGTATTCCCTAACCTATTTGCTAACGTTCTCGTTGGTGTTCAGCCACTTAACGGTCCTGTTGGCTTGGCTTACGCACTTCGTTTCTTGTACAAGGATAAGAACTCTGACAAGATCGTTGAAGCTGGTTGGAAGTCAGTTCCAAAGTATTCTGGCTATTCGGGCTCTACAGCTAACACAAGCGGTATTCCTGATGCAGGTACTGGTGTAGAAACTGAATCTGCTGAACACTGGAAGGTCCAGACTGGTTCTGCAGAAGACTTTACAAAGATGCCAGAACTTGGTATGATGATCAGCCGTCAGGCTATCGTTGCTAAGAGCAGAAAACTAAGTGCATCGTTCAGCATTGAATCTGCAGAAGATATCAAGAGAATGCAGAACGTTGACATGATGACCGAAATGGTTAAGATGCTTCAGTATGAAATGACTGCAGAACTTGACCGTGAAACCATTGGTCACTGTAAGAATCTTTGCATCAAGAAGGTCTTCACAAAGAGCACTGACACTGAAGGTCATGGTGATGGCTGGATCGGTCGTTGGTCTCAGGAACGTTTCTCTGGTATCGTAACTCAGATTATGCGTTATGCTAACCAGATTAGAACAGCAACTCGTCGTTCTGCTGCTAACATTGCAGTTGTTAGCCCAGATATGGCAACCGTTCTTCAATCTGCTGCACCATTCTTCAACAAGATCGTTACAAACGTTAACGGTTCCGCTGCAACACCTGAAGTTGGTACATTGAACAGCAGCATCAAGGTATACTGCGACCAGTATGCAGTTGATGAACACATGAACTTGGACAACGGTCAGGTTCTCTTGGCATTCAAGGGATCTGAAAACAACGATGCTGGTGTGATCTTCTGTCCTTACATCACTGGTCTTGTAAATCAGGCTATCGATCCTAACGACTTCAGCCCAAGAATTGGTGTTATGAGCCGTTATGCATTCGCTGATAACATGCTCGGTGCAGAAAACTACTACCGCTTGCTTGAATTCAAGAGCTTGTTCGCAAGCCCAACTGAAACAAGCGTTTGGTAATCGTTTCTGAATACTAAATAATTTTAAATCCTATGACGTAAGTCATAGGATTTTTTATTGCATAAATAAAGTATAGGAGTTTTATATGCTATTAACAGAAGCGATCGCATCATCTATTGGTGAAATTAGACAAACATTTGAAGCTGCATTCCCTACAATGAATTCAGCAGAATTATTCAATTTGATTAAAATTCTTTATAAGTTCCAGACTAATTCGGAACAAAAAGCTGGTAGTGTTCATATTCACAATAATGCAGGATTTAGTGTTTCTGATGCTAAAGTTCTTACTAGCATGTACAATTTCTACAAAAATCGCAATTTCTATACAGAAAAACAAAGAAACTACATTGTTAAATTGTTGCGCAAACACTGTGGACAGTTAATTCGCTACTGGATTGGTAAAGGCGTAATTAAGCATGATGCTCGTGGAATGTATTCATACGAAAGTAAAGCCGAAAGAGAAGCAAAAAGAAATGCTGAAGCAGATGCAAAAGTAGCAGCAGGAGCACAGCAATTTAGACAACAATTCGCAGCATCACAAACTCCTGAAGCAAAAGCTGCAGAACGTGCAAAGAAAAATAATGGCCAATTAGATTTCCTAAACGATTTGTAATATGCTATTAAGTGAAGTAAAAAAGACTATTGAAAAGAAATCTTGGTGGATCGAAGAAGCTAGTGATGAAATACTAACTTTACGTGACATGTTCAGTGCTGCGCAAGGTTATAAATTGGACTTTAGCCCAATTACTCACTATCCTGATATGTTGTACATGTACAACGATACGAAATTTAAGTATCCAGACAACCCAAAATATCAAGATGAAATTGATCGTATTAACGAAATACTTGAACATAGACACATAAAAAATTCACGCAATATCTTATGCGCCATTAATGAAGATTGCGTAGAAGATTATAAAGGCGAAGGTGTTTTTGACAAGTTTAAAGTTAATGTTCGTAATATAGCATACAATAATATGCAAGACAAAATGTGGGGCTATCTCGGTAATTTGTATTTTACACCAAAGATGGCTAAAGATTTTGTACCAGCGTTGTATGAATACTGTGTTAACAACTTTATCATTTACGCTGCTGATGATATGTCAAAAGAAGAACAGAGCAAAGAATATGCGCAGTTTTTAATTCACAAAGCGATCAAAGATTATGGTGAATTAAAGCAACTTGCAGAGGTTTTGAGCCTATAAATATTTTAATAAGAGGAATTTGAAATGTCAGAACCATTAAAACTTTTAAACGAAGATTGCATTTCTGAACAGAAAACAATCACAGAAAATGTTGGTAATAGCCAACACATGTACATCACTGGTCCGTTCCTTCAGGCTGTTACTCGTAACAGAAATGGCCGTGTTTATCCACAACACATTATCGAACGTGAAGTTGGTAAGTTCCAGAGCTTGATTGAATCTCGTGAAGCTGTTGGTGAACTTTCTCACCCAGATTCTGGTGAAATTAACCCAGATAGAGCAGCAATCTTGATTACTGATTTGCACATGGATGGAAACCTTGGCATGGGTAAAGCAAAGGTTCTTTCTACACCTTGTGGTAAGATTCTCGAATCATTGCTCAATGATGGTGTAAGAATGGGCGTATCTTCAAGAGGTACTGGAAACCTTGGCAAGGACAACGTTGTTTGCGAAGACTTTAGTCTTTTGACTATTGACGCTGTTTATATGCCATCTGCACAGGTTGCTTATTCTGACGCAATTTACGAATCTATTCAGAATACTGTTAAGTGGGTTCTTGATGAAAAGTCTGGTCTTTTGATTGAAAAGAAAGAAGACATTAGCAAAGCAGCAGAAAAGTTCAACAAGACTGTTGATAAAGAAGGTTCTAAAGCAATCGTTGATGCATTCAAAGAATTCTTAAGCAGACTATAATGCTACTATCTGAATTAAATGAAAGCAAATTTGGCAATTCACTGGCTGCTCTTGGTTTAGCAGCTGGTGTTGCTAATGCAAACACTGACATGAGACCAATTCATGGTTTTGATACACGTTATGGAGCAAAGACACCAACAATGTTCCAGCAACGTTATAATCATGACATTGACGCAGATAACTACAATTATAAATTATCACAAGAACCTGATAAGTTCTTAGAAAGACCTGCACCTGATAGCACTGATATCGCAAATACTGTTGAAAAGATTCTAGCTACTCCAGATTCTATTTTGACAAAATATGGCAGAAACAACGTTGAAAAGCTTGCTAAGTATGCGATAGAATCTGCTCATCATTATGACATCGACATAAACATTTTGTTAGCTGTTCTTTCTACAGAAACTGGCTTTAATCAAGATGCAGTATCTCATACAGGTGTTCGTAGTATTGCACAAATTACTACTTCAACATTCAATAGTTTGCAAGATCGTGGTAGAATTGACAAGCATCACAATATGGAGAAGATTAAAACTGATCCAAAAGCTGCAATTCATGCCGCTGCTGACATAATTAACTATTTCTCTAAACACATGCACAACAATATCGAAATGATATTCGCTGAATACAATGGGGGTGTAAATGGTGGTGCATCTCCATATAGAATGTATCGTCAAGGCATGTCAAAAGACAAAATTATCAATTGGATGAGAAACAATGATTGTTCTGAAAAGACAATTAAACATTTCTTTGAAGAAACAATTCCATACGTCTCAAAGTGCTTAAAAGCTTATAAGTACTATTTGAACATTGACGAACAAGAGTAGGAGAACATTATGCTATTATCTGAAATGAAGAAAAAGTCTAAGAAACTTCCAATTCGTAAGGACTATAAAAAGAAAGGTTGTTGCTGTGAAAATACGCAACCTGTAGAAACTGATAAATAAAGTATGGCAGACGAAAATTCAAATGTACAAAACGTAGAGGATGTGTTCGGACAACACGATGATATAGGCGAACACTTCAGAGAATTGGGTTATTTACCACCCAATCCTCCGCCATTCCCTCCTATAGCGCCAGGTGACATTCCATTCCCAAATGGACGTCCAGCGCCTATTCCACCAGTGCCAACTCCACCGGTGCATCACTTGATGCCTCCGCATAGACATCCGGCACCTCCTCCACTACCATACAAAAATCCAAAAGATCCATACGCTCACATGGGCGATATTGATAATATTGCGCAGATGCGTACTTACATCTTGCAACAGCTTGGATCTCCAGTAATTTGTGTGGAATTGTCTGAAGAACAACTTAACAACTGTATCCTTGATGCAGTTCGTTATGTGCAGCGTTATTACATGGACGTTGGTTCTTACAAAGACTATCTGATGATGGAATTGAAGAAAGGCATTACACACTATAAGATTTGTCAAGAACTAGAACAAGTCGTTACGTTTGAATTGACATCGTGGTTAGCATCAGGAATTAACGACTTATTCACAGTCTCTCACAACTTACTTTATAACGAAATGAACAGCCTTAATGGATGGCAATTTGCTGGTTCATGTTGGGGCAACAATAGTTCTTTCGGTGATGTTCTTGGCTCTTGGAATGCTACTCTTTGCTGGTTGAAAGAATTGAAAAATGACTTCGGTCCAGCTTTCCAAGTTCGCTATAACAATCTTGAACATGAACTTTCTGTATGGCCTACTCCAAAACACGATGTGATTGGTTTAATGTGGGTTTACAGACGTCAGAACGCTTCCAAAATCTTCAACAATCCGATTTACAGAAAATTGGTTGTTGCTATGGCTGGACGTGTTTGGGCTAACGCTTTAAGCAAATATAACTTAACACTTGCTGGTGGTGGTACTTTGAATGCATCACAATTGTATTCTAACTATGATAAAGACTATGATTGGTGCTTGCAGAGAATCGACAAAGAATCACCAAACGGCTACTTCTTCGTAGGATAACAATGCTATTAAGTGAAGCAATAAATGAAGGAAGATTTGGTAGAATGCTCGGCATCGGCGCTTTAGCAGCCGGTGCTGCTTTCGCTGGTGGACACACTACACCAAGTGATGCGTATTCTCATGTAGATAATGTAAACGGTGTTTGCAGCATTTCTATGGACCAAAACGGAGTTGAAAAACGTACTGGTGATTGTGGTGATGAACACATTACTACTGATGCTCATAGAGTTGCACACATGTTGAACAATTGTCCAAAGAATTTTGGTCACATTAAAGTCACAAAAGAAAAGACTGGCAAAAATTACAAAATCATTAAGTTCAATGATGGAACTGCAGTCTATATGGACTCTAACAACAATACAATTATTTACAACTCGAATGGTTCTGTAAAAGCTGAATATATCGGTGATGATAGTAATTCGATTGTAAAGACTGCGCAACGTTATCTAAAATATTCAAAGCATAAATAATGAATAGGAGTTAACAATGGATTTACCGATTTTAGAAGGAAAAACATTCAGACACGCTATCACGAATCCACGTGATAAGAGATACATTGATGGCGTAGAAGGTTATGGACCGGAAAGCGATACACAGCGCATGGGTGACAGAGATCAAGCCGAAGCTGAAGCACGTGAAGCTGAAGAACAAGAACTTGAAGATTTCTGGGGCGATGACCCACAGAGCTATGCTAACAAGTATGCTCCTCGTTTCCCTTGGATTCAGAACGACGTTCCAGAAGATGATCTTGAAGGTGATGAAATTACAGCACTTGACTATCCATCTGACGCAATGCTAGCATCCTGGGCAGAAGACGATCCTTCTGATATGGAACATTTTGAACCTGAAGAAGATTCTGCTATTGCAATGCTTCCCGCAGATATGGAAGACGAAGAAAACGAAGAAGACGTATACTTCTAATTAGAAATTACTTGCTAAATTTAAAGCTGACATTCATTTGTCAGCTTTTCTTTTGCAGTAATTTTGCTCTCTACGTAGTATTTATCCAGATTAAGCATACAGAATCATTCATTCCTGACAAGATATATTATAAATAAGATTTTTGCTCTTGCAAGCTGCAGTTTTGCTTATGAACACTGTCATAAATATAAAAACAAAAAGTATTAGCGTATGAACTTAGACTATTCAAAAGTAACACACGAACAGCTTCTAGAGCAGTTCAGAAACAGAATCATTTCAGATCCTCGCTTTAAGGATATGAGCGCTGCCGCCATTTACCAAATGTACATGGAAATGATGGCTGGTACATTCGACATGCTGCATTTCTATCTTGGTAGAACTGCTGAAGAAATGTTCCTTGATTCTGCAAAGCTTGATTCAAGCGTAATTAAACTTGCAAAGAATTTGGGCTACAATCCAAAACGTGCTATTCCAGCCACTGCAAATATTGCTATTCAGCTTAAAGGTCCTCTTCCAAGAACCGCCGCTGAAGGTGATGAAATTTGGTTCAATAATGAACAATTACAGTTAAAGTTCAACAATAAGCCTTACAGACTTGATCACTGCTATTCTTACACATTAACAGCAGATGATATTGCTAACGGTGTCGACAATCCAAACTGGGTTAAGACTATTCAATATTCTACACCAAATGATGCTGACAAGAAGAAGGGCTGGATTCCATTAGCAAGTAACGCAACTCAGCTAAGTCTGATCAAAATTATTCAATGTGAAATTAAAACAGCAGAAATCTATGCTGTTGCTAATGCTGAACACTTAACAGAAGCATATCAATATTACGATATTGATGATATTAAGTTCAGCAACTATTACGGTATTCGCGATCCATTTGCACTTGATGGCGACACATATAAGCCACTTGATGGTTGGTGCAAAGTCGGTATCGGTTTGAACAAAACTGATGCATTCAGCGAAGAAAAGATTTGTGATATTGAAATCGAAAACATTTACTGTAATTCGAAAGTAAAAGCAGCAAACAAAGAAGTTGATAGTACAAAGAAATTGAACGTTTGTAGAATTGAAAGCAATCAAGACAAAACTGTTAGAATTTCATTTGGTGATGGTGCTATCGTAAATAACGGCTTCAACGATGAAGATGAAATTTTGTACGTTCAGTATGTGGTTACTGATGGTTATTCCGCAAACACTCCAGATGTAATTGGTTCAGTTCTTACAAATTCTAGCAGAATCATGGCTCACAGTCCTGGTAAGTTGTACGATATTACTGACAATATTACATTCATCTTAACAACAAACATTTCTAATGGTGATGATTTTGAATCAGCACTAAGAATGAAGAATAGTGCAGCAGTATACTTTGCTTCAAGAGGTCAATTGGTCAATACAAAAGACTTTAATGGCTATTTCAGTTCAATGTCTACTCCAATTCACGCCAAGAGCGCAGTTGCATGGCATACAAGATCGCTAGATCGCAAAACAAATCCATGCAAAGATGAGCAGTTGCAGAACAAGTTCAATAGTTCTTTAAACAACACAAAAGATGTTGTGTTCTATACAGTGATTGGTGATTTGTATGAAAGTTTGGGCAATAATCAATACAAAGTGAAAATGTTATATACCGATGATGCTTCAGATCAAGTTGGTATGACTACTTTGTATAATAACACAACTGACATGCTTGAACATATTGGTGACTTAGCAAAATGTTGCAGTAGCACTACAGAGTTAAAAAACATTACTACTAATCAACGTTCCACAGATACACCATTCTACACAAACACAAGTGAAATATACGACGATATTGAAGAAAAACTTCAATTCGGTGTAATACCTATCAGTATTCCACCAATCGTGCAATATTTCGACTTGGTTGGTACAGTAGAACTTGATAGAACTACGAACGTTGCTAATTACAAGAAAGATATTGAAAGCAAGATTTATAAGTGGCTTGTTGATAGACAGAAGTTCAACAATAAGATTTATAAGAGTGACATTGTCAAGTTGATTTACGACAATGTATCAACAAAATCTGTGAACGTTGATATTACGCCATCTAGTTTGACACGTGATACTTCGAACTATTTCAGATTTGATGATGTTCAGTCAGTTGCTACATCTGACAGTACAAAGCCATACATTACTGGAACTGACGGTTATAGAAACAACGTTATAGTTGTTCCAATTATCAGCAATGCACAAGAATTGAACACAGAAACTAGCACAAAGATGAGTGCAGCAAAATTCAATTCTGCTTTAACTGTAGAAATTGCCGTATCAACTGAAACAGTTTCACATCCTGATGAAATGTACAGTGTCACAATTAAAGAAGTTGTTGAAATGGAAGACGGTAGATTGCAAGTAATCTTGAATGATACCAACTACAACTTCGGTGATGGCAATAAACTATGGATTGGTTTCAATTCTAAAGAAACTGCATTTACTAGCGACAGTAAGTTTGATGCTGGTGATGTAATTGAAAAACTTAACAGTTATGATGCTACTGATGCAACTACTCTTACACCTGTTGCATTACCATACACTACTAAAGTAGATAGTGATAGCAATGGTTCTGCTACTATACATGAATTAACATATTCGCGTAGAGATAACAAGTATGATCTCAGAGTATTGACTGAAAAATCGTATAATACTGCATTTGCACAGTTAGATAGTAATTACATCACTAACTATAGTGATTACTATGCTGCTATTAAACATGTTATCGAAGACAATATTCTAGATGATAATAACAACATT